TGTTACAATAAACCGCTCCACCGATTCCATTGTAACAAATGTGCAACTGCAATTTATGTTAGTGCATTGGTGGTAACGTTCTTTAGTATTTTCGCTTAGGTAACGACTGGTGCGCGCATGTGCGGCATGTTGACACTTTGGACAATGAAACATACCCCTCCCAAAACACATCTCAAAGTGAATAAATCATACACAAAAATTCACTAAAAGCGAAATTTATTCATAATCAATTGATAAGGTTGCCCATGAAACTCTTCAAAATAGTTCTTTTATGCTCTGCTACAGCCCTTTCATGCAGTGCCTTTTCTCAAAGCGTTGACATTCGGGTACTAAAGAAGAGCCTTAACCCGTGGCAACCTATTGAAATTATGGATAACAAGAATATATCGAAGATCGTATTACCAACTACCACAGTGACCTCTGATGCATATGAAGCACTGATATCGTCCGGTGTCTGCACTCCTGTTTGGGTTAAAGATGCCCCTGAGGGATATCTCAAAAACACCAAAGAGATACATGTCGTTAATAAATTTTCAGCGCAGGGCTATACGTTTGAAAACCCTCTGATTACATGTAAAAAGATGGGTGCGCTGATGGACGATGAAGCAAAGACTTTGATGTATGAAAACACCCACGGCTACGTTTCAAAATGAAGATGAAAACAACCCGTTTGGTTACGGGTTGTTTGGCTTTTTAAGCATCCACAGCATCATATTCCACATCAGACAATCTCACCTCAAGCTCTAGGCTCGTCGTAAAGCCGCTTTTACTCAGGTAGTGCATAACTTTAGTGATCGTCCAAGATTGCTCGTCTATAACGCGCTTAAAGCCTTTAACCTGTACCGGCGTCTCAGGATAAAGATCAGCCCGCCCCGTCGCCAGTCTGATTGAAAACTCAGCAACGCCACGTTGCAGTTTGTCCCATTTTGCCTGGGCAGCTCGCATCGCCTGCGCTTTGGTTGAAAAAATTGTCGTCAGGGCGAACACGTTGTCATCCTCGCCGACCATGTATTCACCTTCCCTGTCCTCTGGCGTCTTCACCGCTTTTTTCTTCGTTACCGGTTTGGCCTTGGGGTGCTGTAGCGCGCGTAAATGCTGCTCTTTGGGCTTACGTTTTAACGTAACCTTTTGCTTTTGTGGCTTTGGGTCTTTAGTGTGCAACCATTTTGCCGTAACGCCGGTATACGCCCCACGGTCAGCAATCGAAAACTGATGGCGGTCGCCATCGCTGCGGGTGATCGTGACCTGAGGAATGGCTTTTCCGCTGGCTGTCACTCCAAGACCGGCTTTCAGAAAAAGTAATTTTCCCGCTTTTACCGAAACCTCACCGCCGTTTCGCTCGGCGAGGCGTGCCAAAAATTTGGCGTCCGATTCCTGTGACTGGTCGATATGCGGAATTTTTATTCCGGCCAGCTCCGGTATAACGCTCGACGCCAGTTTGTTACGTGTCGCTATCGCCGCCACGATTTCGCCGAGCGTCTTGTCATGCCAGGACTCTTCCCGACGTGAGTTAAGCGTCCCCCGAAAATCGGCGCTACGGGCGCGGATTGTCACCGTGTCCGGCGCGCCATGATGTTCAACCTCATCGACGGTAAAACTTCCCTTACCCATCAACGCAAAGCCTTTCCACCCGAGGTAAAGCGTCAGTACGGCACCGCGTAACGGCAACTCGACAAGCCCGTCAGCATCATCGAGTTCTATATCGAGCTGGTCGGCTTCGAATCCGCGATTGTCTGTCATGGTCAGGCTCATCAATCGGTTACTGATATTGCCGGTAATATCTTTGCTGTCGAGCATCAGCATAAAATCGGGCGTCAGTACGCCACCCGCATTCAGATCCAGCATCAGCTAATCCCCGCCATTCCAGCCACTGACGAGGCCATATCTCCCGCCTTACCAATCAGTGATTTGGCCTGTTCGCCGATATCGCCATACAGTGCCGCAAGGGATTCATCCACGCGGGTGAGAGTTAGCGTAAAATCAATTTTGCGCGCCGTGCCGTCAGCAAAAAACAGGCTTCCTGTCTCGCTGATATTATTGATGACGTACATACCGTAAATCGTGCCGGTGCCATCCAGTAACGGCCAGGCGCGCCCCTGGTCAGCCATCAGGCGAATAGAAGTCATCGATAACTTTCCGCCAGTGAGCTCCGGGTAAAGCGTTCCGGCCAGGGTGATTTTTTCCTCCCCCGGCCCCAAAAACTGAAATGAATCCCGTTTCCCGACGCGGGAATTTGACGGCCATCGATACTCTGCATCGCGTTGTAGCGTCTGGTGGGGCAGCGTCTGACGCATAAAAACAAACATTCCAAGAGCTAGCATCATCATCCACCTCCTTAATCGTGCATCATGCTGGCTCGGGCTCTGGCCCGCTTATCGCGTTCATATTTTTCTAACGCGTCCTGCAACTGGTTTCCGAGTTGACCGCCCGGCGCACCACCCGGCATGTTGATTTGATAGGTTGGGCTGCTCTGGTCAATGTAGGTACGACCGGCGGGGGCCGTCACAGGCTGATAAGCCTGATAACCGCCATAAGTGCTGGTCGCGGGAATATAAGAGCTACCCTGCGTGGCGGCACTGGCTTTCGCGGCAGTCTGGTCAAGCGTGCTGGACTCTTTATTGATAACGCCGAGCTTCTCAAGCACCCAGTCAATACCACTGCGCAGCTTATTAAATGCCGTCAGTGGCAACGTTAAGGCATCCGCCAGTCGCTGGCCGAACAACACACCGGCATCACGAAAACGGTTTAACGTCTCCTGCGAGGATTTGACCGGCGCGATAAGGTTGTTAAACCAGTCCCATGCGGCTTTAAGCTTTCCGCCCAGCCAGTCAAACATCGGTTTAAGTGGCGCAAACAGGTCAGCTACGGGCGCAAAGGCGGCCCGCAAGCCGTCAATCACACCGCCGAAAAATGCGCTGACAGGTTCCCAGTATTTACGGATGAGCAATGCCCCGGCGACAATGGCGGCCACGACCGCAACAACCGGCCAGGAAATCGCGCCGATAGCGGTAATGATGCCGCCAGCCACCGTAGTAAATACGGCACCGAGAGCAGTCGCAGCGGCGATGATGGCATTCACGCCTGTTATCACCGGCCAGGCAATCAGCCCAATGGTCCCGATCATACCCACGACGCCGATAGCCACGGCGGTAATGACGCCAAGGGTCTGCGCGAGCGCTTTATTACGCTGGATCCAATTATCAAGTTTGAGCACGTAGCCAGTCGCCGTTTGCACCAGTTTGCGTAAGGAGGATTCCTGCTGGTCAAACAGGTCAGTCCCCACGGCCTCATAAGCAGACTGAAATTCTTTAAAGTCGCCGCCGAGGTTATCCTGCATAACCTTAACCAGTTCCTCTGTCTTGCCGTCCGAGGCTTTAAATGCCGCAGTGAGTTGGTCCAGCTTTCCCGATTGCGCTGCGTTCATCAGAACAGCGGCGGCCGAGCTGGCCTCTTCACCGAATATCGTTTTCATGTATTCGGCGCGCTGACCGGTACCCAGCTTATTTTTTTCAAAACTGGCCTGCATTTCCTTCAGGATGGTAAATACAGGGCGGGTATTCCCTTTACTGTCTGCTGTTTTAATCCCGAGCTCTTTAATCGCCGTGTATGCCTGCCCGGTGGGTGCCTGTAGTCGACTCAAAATGGCACGACTCCCCGTCCCCGCCATTGAACCTGTAATCTTCGCATCATGAAGTGCGCCAACCATTGCAGCGGCTTCCTCAATACTGACACCGGCATTTTTCGCCACCGGCGCGGTATAGGTCAGCGCATCACTCAACCCATCAAAATCTGCGGCGGTTTTATTCATTGTCATCGACAGGACATCACCGATGTGAGAGACCTGATCGTTAGTAAGCTGGAAAGCTGATTTCATCCCCATCAGCAAACCGGCGTTCTCCTCCATCGTCCGACGGTTAGCGA